AAACTCGGTAGAGATTTCACTCGTCAAGAGTTCTATGATCAGTTTGGACCTGGTTCAACTTTTCCCAGGGTTAAATATGATGAAAGGATTTTAGGTGGTTGCACCGAAACGGTTCAGTATTTAAGAGAGCAGAAATTAGTCTAATGGAACAAAACCTCAGCGACATCTTTGATTTAGTAGAACATGCTATTGATAATGCCTTTGAGGGACAAATGAATCTTAAATTTTATGATTACTTGAAAGATAGTAAAACTAAAAAGCATGAAATTGATTCATTTATCGAAAGCACCACGGCTGCAGAACTCAGGGATCTAACACTTGAACTTGAGGAGTATATCAAAGGTGGTGCGGACAACGAACATAAACAACTTCGCGAGGGTTATGGTCACATCCCTAAACCTCAAGCAAGAAAGATTAAAACTTATTTGTATGGTATCCTAGAAGATGCCTGGAGGTATAGTCATGACCGACGACCTGGAAGGAGAAGCAAGCATTCTAAATAAATCACAACCCCAGATTAATCGTGGGGTAGAGTTGCTTCTACGCAACAGGAGGGCAAAACCAGAACAACCAAAAACTTTTCAGATAAAGTTTGGTAAGATGGTCGCTCTCTTTAGAAGAGAGATTGTATTTCACCTGAACTTCTATCTGGATATCAGAAAGAAATAATCTCTGGAGTAAAAAAATGTTAGCAGTAACACTTACGATTGGAACACTTGTTTCCATTATGTTCTTTTTTGTAGGAGGTGTGGTAGGATGGTTAGCAAAAGAGCATGTCTACCAAACCCAACCCGTTTATACGCATCCAGAGATGTTTGATGAAAACGGAAATGTTCTCCCCGATGAAATTTTAGCAGTACGATTTGAAAACGATTATGAGTCCCACGAAGACGACGACGAAGGTTAAACTTCCTCCCAACCCATTCATTCATGAAATCCTTGAACTTGCAAGTAAGCAACGTTCTAAGGCAAAGAAGATTGAAATTCTCAAGGAGTATGAAACTGATGCTCTGAAGACTATCTTTATTTGGAACTTTGATGATACTGTGATCTCTGTGGTCCCAGAAGGTCAAGTTCCTTTTAATAAAAATGAAGTCCCTGTAGGAACTGATCACACTTCTTTGCGACGTGAACACAAGAATCTCTATCACTTTGTGAAAGGTGGTAATGATACTCTTTCTACCATTCGTAGAGAGACGATGTTTATTCAAATGTTGGAGGGATTGCACCCTGAAGAAGCTGAGATTGTTTGCTTAACAAAAGATAAAGTTTTGCAATCTAAATATAAGATAACTTATGATATGGTCAAAGAAGCTTATCCAGACATTCAATGGGGAGGTCGCTCATGACGGTTGAGGTAGCCGAACACAAACAGGAGCAAATGGAAAGTCAAAGTCAAGATGGAAAAACTATTAATCAATCTGACTATGGTTGCCAGATCCTTCTTGAAAAAACCTCTCTTGAAGCAGCAAATGATAAATCCTTTCCTACAGATGCCAGATTAATCTGGTATGTTGTTGATGGTGCTGAGCATGTAGATCTTACCCGTTGTGGTAAGGTCTCTAAATTATTTGACATGTACTATGACAAGTATGGAAAGGGTGCCGTTCAAAAAATTGATTTTGGATTTGGTTCAGTCAGTCCAAAACTTTGGGGAGTAAAACCTAAAAAAGAAAGCAAAAGAAAATGAATGACGACGATCTTAAAGAACAAATTAACTCCTTGATCCGTGATGAAATTCAAGATGTAATCAACGATTATGTTGAGGTAGAAGAGGAATCAAAGAAAAGTGGTCTTGGGTTTGTCAAAACGGATGAACAGAAAGAGTTGAAAGTAAACGTCTCGCAAAAAGAGATCGAAAAAATTATCAAGCAATATAAACTTATTAAAAAGAGTCAAAGATCTAACTTGACTCAGATTAAAAAGTTAGGATTAGTCGATAAACACGGCAACCCTTTAAAATAAATACACTAGCAGGACGGTAGCGTATGCTTTCAACCCAATATCGATTGCGTCTAGAGGCAATCTGCGAGAAGATTGTGTCTGGACACGAGGTGTCTTTGGATGACATGATTTGGGCCAACAAATTAGCAAAATCAAATCAAAGTGCTGCATCTATTTTAAGAAAGGCACGTAGGAAAGCAAGCAACCCTAGTATGAGAGAGGGTGGTCTTGATGATTTTATGAATCAGATGGACCTCGGGGATCCTGATCCATCTAATCATAGAACAGGATTCCAAAGTGCAGATGAAATTGTTGATTGGTTTAGTAGAGAAAAAACTGACGACTGGAGGCAAAGGGATTAATGCAAGCAATAATTTATTCCAACGGAAGTCAAGAATGTGAGAGGGCAGAGAGTCTTCTTGCAAGTGTGAAAGAAGAAGTAAAGGTCTACAAACTTAATAAAGATTTCACAGAAAAACAATTCTGTGCTGAGTTTGGTGATAGAGCGGAGTATCCTCAAATATCCATTGGATTGGATCATAGAGGTTCTCTCAAGGAGACTTTACAATATTTGTTTAGAAAATCTTAAATTGTATCACAAGTTACAAAACTACTTGACTAGATAGTTTATGGGGTCTATAATAGACCCATCGTTCATCCCATTTTTGGGACGCAAGTAAGTCGCGGAACGGAGCGTTCATCCTATGGTAGATCTTCTTCTTTATTCTAGTCTTCTATGTGAAGATGCTGATGCTATTATGCTCAGGATCAAAGCTAATGAGGACTTAAATAATACCATTAAAGTTGAACTGATCGACACAGTTAAGGATTCAACTCCTAACTGTCCATGGGACGCAAACGACTGAAGGAACGGGGACCACAAACCCTAACTTCAGGAGACTCACGATGAACACACTCAATCTCATCCGAAAGCAGATCAAAAAAGCATCTGCTTTGCATGACGCACAAATTACTCACACTGCCTATCGTGGCATTGTGACTAAAGTCACCAGCGTCAAACCAAGTGAAGTGCATGGTAAGTACACGTATCGTGGACAAACCTATGACAAGTGATTGACTTACAAATATAATATGATAGAATGGGAGGGAAACCTCCCATTTTTTATGGAAAGAGAAAGACTTAAATTAATAGTAAGGAATCTCAAACTTCTTGTTGATGCATTAGAGAGTGAGGTATTCTCCGATGTGGATGCATACACAACTAAGCAGGAGAACTTTGATGACCCTTCTGCTAACTACATAACAGACTACGACGAAGTATTTGATGACGACGATGGATACCCCGATTAAATTGATTAGTGTCACACCTGACGCTGAAAAACACATGGCATATTGTGCTCGTGTGAGCAACCCTGCAAACCAAGAGAATGAGAAGTTCTCTGGTCTGCTCAAGTATTGTGTAAAGCATCAGCACTGGAGCATCTTTGAGCAGGCATATATGACCCTGGAGATCAATACTACCAGAGGCATAGCGGCTCAAGTGCTTCGACATAGATCGTTCACATATCAAGAATTTTCACAACGCTATGCTGATTCCTCCCTACTCGCGGAGACGATCCCTCTCCCAGAACTCCGCAGGCAAGACACCAAGAATCGTCAAAATTCTATCGATGACATTGATGATTTTACGCGGCAAGATTTTGAACTTAAAATGAGGAGACACTTTGTAGATGGTATGAAACTCTACAAAGAAATGCTTGATGCCGGAATCGCAAAGGAGTGTGCTCGTTTTGTGCTTCCCCTCGCCGTAGGGACAAAAATTTACATGACCGGTTCAGTTCGCTCATGGATTCATTATATCGATTTGCGTTCTGCCAATGGGACACAGAAGGAGCACATGGACATTGCTTTAGGTGCTAAGAAAATCTTCTGTGAACAGTTTCCTGCCGTTGCGGAAGCAATGGAGTGGATTTAATAAATACAAGAAAAGGATTGAACGTTTATGCCAACGTACCCCGTTATTAATTTAAAGACGAAAGAGAAGAAAACTCTTAGTATGACCATGAGAGAGTATTGTGAGTGGAAAGACAATAATCCAGAATGGGATAAGGATTGGCAAGCAGGAGTAGCCGGAGTGGGCGAGGTTGGTGAGATTTACGACAAACTTAAAAAATCTCACCCAGGTTGGAATGATGTCCTTCATAAGGTATCGAAACAACCTCGCTCAAATGTCCGTCCTATCTGATTTTTTCTTCTATGCCAACTAAAAGAAAGTCTCAACAACCAGTAGTCCCATTTGGGATGAGTAATAAGCACATGAAAAGAAAGAAACCAATTAACTCAGACTTGATGAAACCCATCGAGCCACTGACAGAAAATCAGGAAGAACTTTTCCGTTGTTACAAGAATGATCAAAATCTTGTAGCGTATGGTTGTGCCGGAACTGGTAAGACTTTTATTACGCTTTACAATGCATTGAAAGATGTCTTAGATGTTAAGACACCATATGAAAAAATCTACATCGTAAGGTCCCTTGTAGCAACCAGAGAGATTGGATTCCTACCAGGAGATCATGAAGATAAATCATCTCTTTACCAGATTCCATATAAGAATATGGTGAAGTACATGTTTGAGATGCCAACAGACTCTGATTTTGAGATGCTGTATGGTAACCTCAAGAATCAAGGAACGATTTCTTTTTGGTCTACATCATTCATTCGTGGCACTACACTTGATAATGCAATCATTATTGTTGACGAATTTCAAAATCTAAACTATCATGAACTTGATAGTATTATTACGAGGATTGGTCAGAACTCTAAGATTATGTTCTGCGGTGACGCAACACAGACTGACCTTCTTAAAACTAATGAAAAGAATGGAGTCATTGACTTCATGAAAATTTTACGTATTATGCCTTCAGTTGATATTGTTGAGTTTGGAGTTGAAGATATCGTTCGCTCTGGATTGGTGAAAGAATACTTACTAGCTAAGATGGAAATGAATTTATGATTTTTGAGCATTGTAATTATCTCGGTGATCTTGAACTTACAAAGAAAGAAACCAATGGCATCCGTCTCTACAATCTTCCAAGTGGAGACTGGGTGCCTTCTATTACGTCCGTAACTTCTTTCTATAATCGACAGATCTTTGCCAAGTGGCGTAAGCGTATTGGTATTGAAGAGGCAAATCGCATTACTAAGAAGGCAACCAGTCGAGGAACAGACTTCCACGCGGCTACTGAACTGTACATGTTGAATAAAGAAATAAACTGGGATGACTTTAGACCTCTGACTAAGTTTATGTTTATTCATGCTAAGCCATATCTGGATAAGATAAATAATGTACACGCTATAGAGAGGACTCTGTACTCTGAGTACCTTGGTTTGGCGGGTAGAGTTGACTGTATAGCAGAGTACGAAGGAGAGTTAGCAGTCATTGATTTTAAAACATCAGAAAAGATTAAACCGGAAGAGTGGTTAGAGAATTATTTCGTTCAGGAAATGTTCTATGCCTCTGCTTACTACGAACTCACAGGTATCTCCGTCAAAAAATTAATCACCATCATGGTTACACCTGGCGGTGAGGTCAAAGTATTTGACAAAAGGAACAAAGGGGACTATATTAAATTGTTAGTTCGTTACATTAAAGAATTTGTATCTCACAATCTTAGGACAGAGAATGGAGAATGAACTAGAAAAAGTATTGGAAAGTAAGTTCTTTTGTCCTTCTCGTTTCGCGCAGGAAATAGAATCTCTCGTCCAACAAAATGCTGACATGAATTATATTGATGCTATCGTTCACTTTTGTGAACTCAATAGTATTGATCTAGAGTCAGTGCCTAAACTCATCTCCAAACCGCTTAAAGAAAAGATTAAGTACCAAGCAATGGAACTTAATTTCTTGAAGCGCAGTTCCCGCGCCAAATTGCCCCTTTAATTCCAAAAAAGGGCAAAAAAATTTTCCGGCAAAAAATCCCCTTATTAGTTTTTTGATGATGCCGTTTGATGCCTATCGTTGTTACTTGTCGATGAAGAATCACTTCACCAAGGACAAGTATGATTACCACAAATATTGTGGTAAAAGTCGTGCGACCGTTCAATCTTTTTATAAACGTAAAGATCGCTTTTGGTTTGAGAAGTTTGCACGATCTAAATCAGATAAAGAAGTTGAAGAATTCTTTATTTCTAACTTTATCACCTGCACTGATCCAAGTAAGCTTTGGATAGGAGAAATGATTCGCAATGGTGAAAGTAGATATACTGAATGGAAAAAGAGAACTCAGTCTCTTTCATATCTTTTCAAAGAAGAATCAGAATCAGTCTTTGCAGATAATGATTTTGATGCTATGTTTAGTATGGATGGTTCTAGACATCCACAGATACTCAAAGAATATTTGAGTGGTAGAGTTTCACTTGAGACCATGGTGATCTTAGATGAAATTCTTGATTATAAAGAGAAGTGGGATAAAAAACTCACTGACCCGGTGTGGGAATCCGTAAGCATGAAAATGAAGAAGTATTCTCCATTCCTAAATATCAACGTACCCCGTTACAAAAAAATTCTTAAAGAGGTTATTATTCATGGGACTTAGTAATTCTGAAGTATTAGAAAATCTGCTTAAGCAGAGAGTTGAACTGGAAAAGCAATTAGATAATACTCGCAACACTTACCTAAAAGTTCTTGGTGCGATTGATGCACTCTCTCAAATCGAGGAGTCAAATGCTGTAGTTGAGGAAGAAACCGAAGTTCAGGAGGAAACTGCTGAAGAATGAGTTTCTTTGACTCTGAAGTAGTCCGGGCGGAAATGACATTAATCCAAGAACTTCAAGAGGAAGTTTATGGTAATGTATTCAAGTTTCCGTCAATGGACAATAAAGAAAAAAAGTTTCATGTAGCATTACTTGAAAAGTTAATTGACAAACAACGCATTCTTTTTACAAGATTGAGTTTGTCTGATGATCCTGAAGCAAAGCAGATGAAAGATAATATCGTAGAGTCTGCTAAGATGATGGGTCTCCCTGATGGGACCGATATGAACGTCGTGTTTAATAACATGACTAAAATGCTTGAGGTGATGAAGGATCAGATTGACAAGTCTGGTCCTGACCTATAGAATATAAGGGTACACACAAGCCAAATCCGTACAAATCCGAGGTAATCTTATGTCTTTCGCAGACCTTAAAAAGCAATCTTCTCTTGGTTCGCTGACTTCTAAACTGGTAAAAGAAGTCGAGAAGATGAACAACACTAGTGGCGGTGGAGATGACCGTCTCTGGAAACCTGAAATGGACAAGACCGGCAATGGTTATGCCGTGATCCGTTTCCTTCCCGCACCAGAGGGAGAAGAACTCCCATGGGCAAAGATGTACTCTCATGCCTTCCAGGGCACTGGTGGATGGTATATTGAAAACTCCCTGACCACTCTGGGACAGAAAGACCCTGTGTCTGAGTACAATCGTGAACTGTGGAACAGTGGTCTTGACTCTGACAAGGACACCGTTCGTAAGCAGAAGCGTAAACTGTCTTACTATGCCAACATCTACGTTGTGCAGGATAAAGCAAACCCACAAAACGAGGGCAAAGTTTTCCTGTATAAGTTTGGTAAGAAGATCTTTGATAAGATCATGGAAGCAATGCAACCTGAGTTTGAAGACGAGACTCCCATCAACCCCTTTGATTTCTGGGGTGGTGCTAACTTCAAACTGAAACTGAAGAAAGTTCAGGGATACTGGAACTATGACTCATCTGAGTTTGATAAGGTATCACCTCTTCTGGAAGATGATGATGCTCTTGAAGCACTTTGGAAGAAAGAATATTCGCTGAGTGCCATTACTGCTGCTGATCAGTTCAAGGACTACGATCAACTGCAAAATCGTCTCAAGATGGTTCTGGGACAAAAGTCTTCTCGTCGTTTCGATGAGGAACTAGAGGATGAGAGTGAGGGTCGTGGATCTTTCACCCCTGACTTCAAATCAAAGGCACCTGAACCTGCTGCAGACTTTAATGCACCAGACATCACTCCCACTAAGTCTGCTGACTCCGATGAGGATGATGCCCTGTCTTACTTCCAGAAACTTGCTGAAGAGTGATTACTGATACAATCTAATATTTTCAGCACGTTTGAGGGTTTCATTCACATATTGAGTGGAACCCTCTTTATATGACATGAGTGACTCAAGATCGTCACGAACGACTTGTTGATACTCCGGTTTTAATAGGTAAATATTTCTCTTAGCATCATTAATTTTTTCCTCATATTGATAATTTGTAATTGGTTTAACAGGGGTTAAAGTTTTATATCCACCAATATTTCCATCATAGAATGTTATAGAGAAATCAGATTCCACCTGTAATCCACGCACTATTATTTTTTTATTACTCGAATCCTTTACCTCTATGGTTTCATAGTGATGAATTCCGTTGAATAGCGTATCATAACTTCCATACTTATCTAATAAAATTTCATCAAAAGATGATGATGCCATAGGCCATTCATCTGCCACATTTAAAATATTATTTGCAATTAATACTAACCAGTCAAGAGATGAGTCTTGATAAATTTTAAATGCGACATTATCTGGTCTATCATCACCTACAATTTGATACTTGGAAAAGAATGATAAATTTTGAAAAATATCTTCCCTTAAAAATCCTCTCTTAAATAAATTTTTTACTTTGATATAGTCTGATATTCTAGCGTCAGGAAGTCTGCTGACGTATTCAAAGTCTGGTAGTTCGGAAAAATAACTTGACATTTTAGAATCCTACTTCTGCTGGTAAATCGCCTGTGTTACCATAGTCTTCATTATATACAGGATCAAGTTCTTTGAATTGCATTCTCAGTTCATATGCTGTCATTGATGCACCAGGATCATCAAAGGTATTATATGTTCCATCAGGAGTATAGTTGACGGCAAAACCGATACACGCACATGTTTTAAATGAGTTAAGAGATGGATGCTTTGTTCCTTTTTCACCTCTTGTAATATATTCAATCTCGAACATGTG